CTTCCGTGACGGTGGACATCAGTTCCGCCTGAACCCATCTGTCGTTCAGGACTAATCCCGCTACCTGGGAAAAAGCCCCTCTGCCCACAAGGCGGAGGGGCACTTAGGATTTCTTATGGCACTTATTCAAGGTAAGTCGGTCCAAGAAGGACCAAAGCAGTTGCCTGCTAACCCAAAGCTATGGAACATGTATGTTGCACAGGCTAAGTCTAAGTTCCGCACCTATCCTTCTCCCGCTGCCGCTCACTGGGTTCATTCTCATTATGCGCAGGTAGGTGGAAAATTTGTTACTTCCACAAAAGACATAGACCCAAGATTTCGTGATTATGTGCAAGAAAGCATTGACAAACGAATTGCTGCACAAAAACAAAAAGTTACTAAACCTGTGGGTCTAGGTAGCATTAGCGGCGAACGTTATCGCGGTTAATAACTAACCTATGCTATTATTAACACAACCACCAGAGAGGTTCTAAAATGAGTATGGACTTTTCGCCCCCCAGTTATAGGGCGGCGTCATCTGACCTTACTATTTCAATTTCCCCTCTCGGTCTTGTAGAACTTGCAGATGAAGAGTTTGAGGTCCACGGTCCTCGTCTAAACCGTTATTCATTAAACTGGGCTATGTACCTAGGTCACCACGCCTCGTACCGCCGCCAGGCTGGGGAAACCCAGATGGTTATGAATTATTACCGTGCGTTCACAGATTACATTATTAACTTCTCTTTCAGTAAAGGTGTGCATTTCCGAGCACCTAAGCAAAATGAAGGTATCGTACCTGATTTATTAGAGCGAGCTTGGGCAGTAGACAACGATAAACAAACCGTACTTTGGGAAATGGGACAGCAAGGCGGTGTTTCAGGCGACTGTTTTGTTAAGGTTGCTTACGAAGAAGCTTATGTAGATTCAGTTGGCCGTAGCCATCCAGGTAAAGTTCGCATCTTGCCACTTAACGCATCGTTTTGTTTCCCCGAGTTCCATCCGCACGACCGCGAACGGCTTATCCGTTTCAAGCTAAAGTACCGATTCTGGGGCACCTCGCTTGAAGGAACTCGGCAGGTTTTTACATACACTGAAATCCTTACAGATGACGTGATTGAGGAATATATCAATGATGAGCTTATTGACTCTCGCCCAAACCCCCTCGGAACCATCCCTGTTATTCATATCCCTAATGTTAGAGTTTCTGGGTCTCCTTGGGGTCTTTCTGATTGCCACGATATTATCCCAATCAACCGCACGTATAACGAAGTTTCGACTGATATTGCTGACATCGTCAACTATCACGCTGCTCCTGTTACTGTCATCATCGGTGCAAAAGCTTCACAGTTAGAAAAAGGCGCTAACAAGGTATGGGGCGGTCTTCCTAAAGACGCTCGTGTAGAAAACCTTGAAGGTGGCGCACAGGGTTTAAAGGGAGCTATGGAGTTCTTGGCCCTTATGAAGAAGACCATGCATGAAATGGTTGGTGTTCCAGAGACTGCTTTAGGTATGTCACAGCCTATTTCTAATACTTCTGGCGTTGCTCTTTCTATTCAATTCCAGCCTTTAATGAACAAGTGGAACCAAAAAACCACTCAATACGGACGTGGAATCCAGCGCATCAACGAACTTATTATTCTGAACCTTGCCCTCAAGGAACCAGAAACCATGATGTGGAACCCGTTAACTGAAGGTAGTTTAGAGCAGGGTGAGGCTCAAGCCTTAGACATTAACGACCCACTTGCCGTTCAAAACTCTGTTCACTTTCTTCCGCCACTTCCATTAGATAAACTGATTGTACTTAACGAAATTCAATCAAAGCTTTCTCTTGGCTTGGAATCAAAAGCTGGAGCTCTTCGTGCTCTTGGTGAAGAATTTCCATACGAAAAACTTGAAGAAATTCGTTCTGAACTTATGGCTGATGCTAAGGCTGATGGCGCTGTAAAACTGGTACAAACCCAGATTGAAAACGTTATTGCTAACTTGACAGGTATGTTGTCAGGTGGCCTTGGTGGTCAACCTGTTCCTATGGGCCCTGGACAACCAGGTGGCCCACCGCCAGGTGCGGAAGGTGAAGGTATGCCTATGATGCCTCCACCAATTATTGACCAAGCAACAATTGCTACAGAACAAGCTGAACAGCAATTACGTGTTGACTTGGTAACAAGAGCTTACGGTACAACCCTTCCTAACAGAAGGACACCGTCAGACGAATACTAAGGGTTTAGTAAGACAAATTCTTATATTCGTACAAAAATAAGTATAGAAACAATTGTTTGGTCAGATGTGGTACGGGATTACTCCCATTCGGAAAACGACCCCTAGAAAACTAAGGACATAAAATGGCAGTAGAAGCCGATGTTAATGCATTTAATGCAGAAGCAAATATCACCCCTCCAGTAGCAGCAGAACTGGGCGCTGACGCACCAACTGCTACTTCAAATGAACCAACCCAAAAATTCTACACAGATGAAGATTTGGCAAAGGTTCGTAGCCAGGAAAAAGAAAAGCTATATCCTCAGATTGATAAGCTCAAGGAAGAACTTGACGTTATCAAACGCGAGCGCGAAGAAGAGTTAGCACGCAAGGCAGCATTTGATGCTGAGCAGGCTGAAGTAACTAAGCGTAAGCAAGAAGATGAGCTTGAAGTTCGTGACCTTCTAAAGGTTAAAGAACAAGAATGGTCGGAGCAGTTGGAACGTGAACGCCAAGAGCGGGAACGTGCCTTTGCTCTTCTGGAACGCGAAAAGGCATTTACCGAAGTTACGAATTACCGTAATTCTCGTTTACAGCAGGAATCTGATGCAATCATTCCTGAACTAGTAGACATGATTACTGGTGACTCACCAGAAGAAATCGAAGCAAGTATCCAGGGACTAAAAGACCGCTCTTCCCGTATCCTAGAAAGTGTACAGCAAGCAACGCAAGCTGCTCGCAGAGACATGACAGGGACGAGAGTTACTACGCCCCCGAATGCTGGACCACTGGACATCGAAACGGGCACAAGACAGTTCACGGCTGAAGACATTTCGGCTATGTCGTTAAACGATTACGCGAAATTTAGGTCGGCCCTCTTGAGCCCACAAGCTCAGGGTCAGTCCAAGGGTATGCTCGGTTAATCTCTAATCCCCCCCATCAAAAACTAACAAGGAGTCATACGTGGCTAGCGCATTAACGGGAACAGGCAATCTTGCCGCATCCCCAACCGCCTATTCAGGCACAAACTCGCAGCTAACTCAAGCGATTCAACAGATTTGGTCAAAGGAAATTCTTTTCCAGGCTATGCCAATCTTGCGTTTCGAGCAGTTTGCTGTGAAGAAGACAGAACTTGGTGTTGCACCAGGTCTTCAGATTAACTTCATGCGATACAACAACCTTGGCTTTGCACAGCCATTGGTTGAAGGTGTCCGCATGACAACAAACGCACTAACAGCACAGCAGTTCTCAATCACTGTTTCCGAACATGGTTACGCACTTGCTGTATCTGAACTATTGCTAAACGCTTCCTTCGATGATGTTATGGCTTCTGCCTCACGTCTTCTAGGTCGCAACATGGCAATCTACCTTGACCAGATTTCCCGAGACACCCTTTACGGTGCCACATCGGTAATCTACGGTGAAGACCGCTCTAACCTATCAGCTGTTAACAACTGGTACGCAGACGGAACGAAGGGTACTAGCCGCGCAAGCATGACTGGTAACTTCAACCTTTCCACCAAGACTGTCAAGGACGCAGTGGAAACACTTGCAACCAAGAACATCCCACGGTTGGGCGAAACATACGTTGCTTTCGTTCACCCACACCAGAGCCGCAAGCTCCGCGACAATCCTGAATTCATTGAAGTATCGAAGTACGCCGCACCTGGTAACTTCATGCTAGGTGAAATTGGCCGTTTGTTCGACACCGTGTTCATTGAAACCACACAGGTTCTCAAGGTTCCAGGTGGAGCTGGCACTTCCTACACCGCTGATACAGCAGTTGCAAACCCAGTGGTTGCAGCTGGTGGTGGTTACACAACACCAAACACCTTCACAGGTAATGGTTCTGCAGACCGCTACTCAGCTATCTTCATTGGTGACAACGCCTTTGGTCACGCTATCTCATTGCCAGTTGAACTGCGCGATGGTGGTATTCTTGACTTCGGTCGTGAGCACGCTCTAGCTTGGTACTCAATCTTCGGTCTTGGTCTAATTACAGACCAGGCAATCGTAATTGCAGAAACCAACTAATTAAGAACCCCGAGAGGGGCCTTCGGGCCCCTCTCACCCCTTTTAACAGATATAACATTGGAGAAAACAATCATGGCAACATCAAAAGCAAAGCCCACAGACGCCACAGGTCGTCAGCGCGAAAAGCAGCAGGCTGAATTTGCTGAACAACAGCAAGAAGCCGCAGCTAACATGGCTATGGCAACTGCCCAAAAAGCAATTAACCTAGACACAGAAGTTATTGACGCGACAGAACCTAACCGCGTTACCGTTATTGTGGATGAACCAACTATTGTAAATGCTGGTGACGAAGTCACTACCATTCGTGTAGTTGAAGACATTGAACACATGACTTTCGGCGCAGGAAATTTCTATTCTTTCAAGGCTGGACAAAAGTACCAAGTTACTAAAGACTTGGCGCGTCACCTTGAAGAAAAGGGTTACCTCGCAGGCGTTATCTAATACGCTTTAAGGGAGACGGGCTTCGGCCCGTCTTTCTTGTTTTAGGCGGTATTTTTCATTGCAATAGGGCACTATTTATAGAGTGTCTGTAACCAAGGAGTAATTGTGGCAGTTCTTTCCGACTTGCTTTCTAGAGTTAGACTAGAGCTTGGCGATAGCCCAGTACAATTCACTACCAATTTAACTGGAACTGGCTCTGTTAAAGACTTTTACTTAGAAGTTAAGCCTGTAGACGCTACCTATCTTGCGGTTACTGTAAACGGTGTGGTTCAGGCTAACCCTACTAACTTTACTGTTGAAGAGGCCCTTGGAGTTATTCACTTTAATGCAGCCTCAACAACTAAAACTGGCTCTGGTGGCGGAAACGGAACTACAAGCTTCACAGTAAACTCTACAACGGGCATTATTGTAGGTATGTCAGCAACTGGTACAGGTATTGCACCAACTGCTATGGTCTCTTCTGTTACTGGTACTAACACTGTTAATGTATCTGTTTCTAACACTAATACCGTATCTGGCACCGTTACATTTACTCAAATTCCAAAAAATGGGGCTGCAATTGTAGTGTCAGGAACGCATTACCGTTACTTTACTACTACGGACTTAACTACGTTCCTTGATACGGCCGTTAAACAGCACACAGACAACCGTACAGATGGCTATGGTAGCAATATAACTATATCGTCTATTCCACCCGTAGAAGAGTACCCAGTGGCTTTATTGGCTACTGTAGAGGCTCTATGGGCTCTTGCAACAGATGCTTCATTTGACATCAACATTACTGCCCCAGATGGTGTGATGATTCCACGTGCACAACGCTTCCAGCAACTATCTAACATTATTCAAGCGCGTAAAGAGCAATACCGAGAGTTATGCTCCGCCCTTAACGTTGGTCTATGGCGTATTGAGATAGGTGTTTTACGCCGAATCTCTCGTACAACTAATAAACTTATTCCTCTTTACATGCCGCAAGAAATTGATGACTACAGCAAGCCTGAGCGCGTATACATGGAAAACAACTTAAGAGGCCGAACACCTCTACCAAGCACTGTAGGCGTATATGACATTGTTCTTACCCAAGGTGATACGTGGTCAGCCGAATTTGATTTCCCAATAGATTTAACTGGGTACAACATTAATGCTCAAATACGCCCATACCCAGGCTCTCCGTTTGTGGCTGCAACTCCTACTATTACTGTTATAAATATGGCTACAGGTAGGATTAGATTATCTTTGACGTCTGACCAAACTGATTCTTTACTATTAAAATCTTTTTGGGACTTAGGGGTTTCTAGCGTTGATGGAACGTTTAATCAAACATATATTCGTGGATTAGTTTTTGCTCAACGTCAAGTAACTGTAGATAACCCAACCCCTGTTGTTTACCAGCCTTATCAAGGTCCAACGTTTACGGCAGCTAATCCTCCTACAACAGGAATTGTTGGAACAGCTTACACGTACACATTTGTAGCAAGTGGGACTAGCCCAGTCTACGTTGTAAGTAGTGGCTCTTTACCTACAGGTTTAACTTTAAATAGCTCTACAGGTATTTTGAGTGGCACACCAACAGTGCGCGGAACATACGTATTTGCAGTTACTTGTACAAGTTCTTATGTAGCTAGTGGAGAAACTTTATACATGTCTACAAGTACACCTAACTTTTCAATTACGGTGACCTAATGACTGACGTAATTGTTACTCCCATAGCGGATACGATAGTTACCATATCAAACCCTGCTAATAGTTCTAGCGACATTAGTGCGTCTAGTCCTACTTCTGTTACTGTAGTTAATCCAAATTCAACAACTGTGTCTAGTGCTACAGTTTCTGTTGTTTATCCAGGTGCTAACAGCGTTACAGTTTCTGGAGGCGTTAAAGGAGACACGGGAGCCCCTGGGGCTCCAGGAGCTTCTGGAGGATTTTTTGCGTTTACCCAAGCTTCCCCAGCTAGCACTTGGACTATTTCTCACGGCCTTGGGTACCAGCCAAATGTATCTGTTGTTGATTCCGCAGGTTCCCAAGTAGAGGGTAACGTTGTTTGGGCTGACCTTAGTACTTTATTTATTACTTTTAGCGGCGCTTTTAGTGGCGTAGCGTATTTGTCGTAGGAGATGTAAATGGCTCGTAAATTTTTAACCCCCATAGATTTAGGTAAAAACGAACTTCAAAACGCTCGTATTCAAAACCTATCGGGCTCTCCTGCGTCTCCTGTTTCTGGTCAACTATACTACGACAGCACAGCTAATACTCTGTACTTTTTTAATGGTACAGGTTGGATTGGCGCTGGAGGTATGTCTGCTGGGTTACTTTCTGCCCGTCCAGCGGCTGGGTCAGGAAACGTAGGTACTTTTTTCTACGCTACGGATAACAAACACGTATACTACTCAGACGGTTCTGTTTGGACTCAAAGTGATGCTTTTGGTTCCCCGTCTAATCTTTCTTCTTCAGCCGCAGACGGAACTGCTGAAACATATTCTCGTTCTGACCACGTTCACCGCCATGCTGGAGCAGATCACTCAGCAATTAAATTAAGCGACCTTAGCAATACGCTAAGCGCTAACGTTGACTTTAGTGGCTCTGGGTTTACTATCCGCGCTACAGCGCCTTCAAACGCCCTTGACGTAGTTAATAAAAGTTACGTAGATAACATCTCAGCGGGCCTTAATCCGCATGATGCTGTACAAGCCGCTACTACTGGAACGCTTGCTGCTAGCTATACCGCAGGAACTACTGACCTTTCTGGTGGCACAGGTATTGGGGCTTACATTCAAGCTTCTTCTAATGGTTTTCTTAGTATTGATGCTGTTAGTACTACAAGTAGCCCAGTGTCTTTTACTACTGGTTCCCGAATTCTTGTTAAAGATGGCGTTACTGCTGATGCAGGCATTAACTCTCTTGCTAACGGTGTTTACTACGTTGCTTCTGCGGGTGACATTGGCTCTGGCTCAACCCCTTGGAAGTTAACTCGCGCAACGGACATGGACAATAGTCCAGCAGGCGAGTTTACTTCTGGAGACATTGTATTTATTATAGGTGGTACAGCACACGCTGGTCAAAGTTTTGTAATGAACTCCCCTGGAACAGGTACTCCAACAAACGCTATTAAAATTGGCACTGACGCAGTTAAGTGGACTCAGTTCTCTGGTGGCGGAACCCTTGCTGGCGCTGCTCCAATTAGCATTACTGACAACGTTGTTTCTGTAGGTCTTGCCTCTACATCTGCTGTTGGTGTTGCCTCATTCCCAACTGCGCAATTTACTGTTGCAACTACTGGCGCGGTATCTATTTCCGCTCTTGCTGGCTCAGTAGTTTCTGGAAACATAACAGGTAATGCCGCTAACGTAACTGGCGTAATAGCTTTAACTAATGGTGGCACTAACGCTACTACAGCCCCATTGGCTCGTGCAGCTTTATCTGCTGCTGAATCTGGCGCTAATTCCGACATTACAAGCCTTAGCGGATTAACTACCGCATTGTCTATTGCTCAAGGTGGAACAAGCGCTACTACAGCTCCGCTTGCCGCTACAGCTTTAGGACTGGGTACTACTAGCACTACACGATTTGGTGCTTTGGGAGTTAATGGAACTATATCTACTACTGCTGGAAAAATACTTCAAGTAGGTATATCTGATTCAGTTGCGGGGAAACTCCCAAGTACAGCGGGGTGGGTTAATTTTAGTGGTGGCGTTGTTAACCATTCGCAGAGCTCTGGTACTGACACAAATGGCGTTGGTGTATCTATTGGTGCTCCTACATTTCAACCACTTAGCGGAAGTCATACTATTACGGACGCAGCCACACTTTACATCTCAGGTGCTCCCTCGGCTGGCACTGCACAAACAATTACTAATTCTTGGGCGCTACAAACCCCTGGAAATATTAAAGCTGGAGAATTTTATGGCTCAGGCGCTAACCTAACAAGCCTTAGTGCTTCAAATATCACTGGAACACTTCCACTTGCCAATGGTGGTACTAATGCGACTACAGCCCCATTGGCTCGTGCATCCCTATCCGCTGCGGCTTTAGGCGCCAATACTGACATTACTAGCCTTGGTGGTTTAACTACAGCGCTATCAATTTCTCAAGGTGGTACTAGCGCTACAACCGCTCCTCTTGCTCGTGCGGCTCTTGGGGCTACTACAAAGCTAACTGGAACTTTAGATTTTTCAGCCACAACTGTTGCGTCAGTTAATCATGGTCTTGGTAACTGGGTTACTGCCCAATCATTTGATGGCTCTGGTTACATCATTGACATGGACGTTCAGAACACATCTGCATCGGGCGGAACCACAATTTACACAGTATCCGCTACAAGTGCTACGGCAACTAACTTTACTTACGTAATCGTAGGGTAAACTAGTTACCTAGGAGTTTAATTATGGCACGTAGGTTTTTAACAGCTATCAAGCTGCTTACTGGCTCAACTCCGCCTACAGGCACTGCTGGAGATACTTTTTTTAATACTGGCACTAATACTTTTCAAGTACACGATGGAAGCACTTGGATAACTCCTTCAGGTGACCCTGGTCCTGCTGGAGATGGAGTTTTACCAGGTGTAATTGTTCCTTACGCAGGTGCTTCAGCACCTACTGGTTATTTACTTTGTGATGGTACTGCTGTTAGTCGTACAACTTACGCAGATTTGTTTGCTATAACAGGTACAACCTATGGTATTGGTGATAATTCAACTACATTTAATCTACCTAACTTAAAAGGTAGAATTCCTGTTGGGTTAGATTCTACTCAAGCAGAGTTTGATACACGCGGTGAAACTGGGGGTGTAAAATCAGTTACCCTAACAACAGATAATTTACCTACTCATAGTCACACAATAGCTCACGATCACACTATTACACACAACCACACGGTTACGGTGGATAGTATAGCTGCAACATCGGCAACTGGAGTTCAAAGTGCCAACCACAATCACGGAACAAACTCGGATGGTGCACATAACCACACTGCTCGCCGTGTATCTGGTAACAACCCTACTGGTACAAACGTAAACTTCCATACAGAAGGTAATACTGGTACTGCTGGCTTTGTTATTAACTCAGGCTCATCTGGTCACAACCACTCTTTAGGTAATCAAAGTCCTGCTAACCATACGCACACTTACACTCATGGGCACACAGGTTCGGCAGGTGCTAGTAGCGCGGCAAATACAGGTGCTTCAAGTGCGGCTAATTCAGGAGACGCTGGATCGGGATTAAAGTTTGATGTTTTAAATCCTTACATTGTACTAAATTATATTATTAAGTTTTAAGAAAAAGACTTAGGTGCTCTAAACAATTTTTTATAACGATTGTTTAAATGACGCGTTGCTCGTCTCCATTCTAAGTCAAGTTCTTTATCAAACTCATTAATCTCTAAAGTCCAAGGCTCTCTTTTAAATGGAATGACTTGAATGATTGGTGTTCCAGCTTTTACAATTCCAGTAAAACCTTTACGAATTAAAAATGGAAAGTTAATCGCAGTTGGGTGCGTGTCAGTATCTACAATCCCCGAAAAACATTTAAATGGGTCGTCTGTAAAATGGTTTGGATGAACAAACAACGTTGAGTATCCTTCGGGGGTTTTAATTACCCAAGGACTATTCCACTTAAACGCATGCTCTTCATATTTATTTTTATCAAATGGCATAGTGCTAAATTGTTCACTTGAGTGTGACCCAACTACGGTAAAATTAGATACAGTCCATTGAGTATTTACGCCATTTTCAAAGTAAACATCTGCGGGGGCGGTAATAAAATAACCTGCTGACATTACGTCAAATATGGGCATACACTTTTTAATTGTGCCATTAGTAACGCCATGGTCTCCGTAAACAGGAGTGCTACTGTTTATATAAGGCGTCATTTCTTTTAACCATTCAGGCAAAGCTTCGGATGCTAAAATAGGTGGGTCAAATAAACCCATTAAATCTGGTGTTTTTGGCGTAAATGTTATTGTAGGCATAGTTCTCATTTCAAGTTAAGCACACTACTAATTAAGATTAGCGTATAGCTATTTTAGTTATCCGTCAACTTTTTATGTTGATATTAGATATTAGGAATTATTATGTCTTGTAGAACAGGGTGTAAGACACAAGATCACGCTGATTATGGCGAGTGTTTACTTGCTGCTCGTATTAGTATAGATAAGAGTAGTTTGAGGCCCTAATGAGTAGACCATATACACCTGGCGGCAGGTTTGATACCGACTTTGAGCATTCCGAAATTCACGATGCTATTACTAAAGACTTAACTAACCCAGTAGGTACTGAGGTTTTGTGGTACAGATTTAACGCTGCGGCTACTGTGGTTGACCCAATTTATGATGTAGGCAGTGACGCTGGTGTTGGTAGGCAGTGGTTTTCTGCAGTTACTATTCCTGTTATCAGGGCAGTTATTAAGCATGGAACCGTAGAGCATAGCCATGAGGGTTTCTACAACGCTGACTCTATTCATCTGACTATTGATAAGTCTGAGCTTTCTAGACTACTTCCTACGGTGTTTAACAACCCTGACCCATTAAATCGTGACCGCATTATTTGGCAAGACCAGGTTTACCGACCACTTTTGTCACAGCTACGTGGTATCGTATTAGAGAAGTTTACTGTTGTGTCTTTGGATTGTCGCCAGATTATGCCAGAAGAGATGGTTAACGACTCTCAATTTCAAGCTTACGCAAACTAGGAGTTATTATGTGCGCAACCTGTGGCTGTGGTCAGCCTAAAAACAAGCACGGCGAAAAAACACTTGCCGCTGCTAATAAAAAGTTTGCTAAAAAAACAACTACTACTAAGAAACCTGGTAAAAAGTAATGGCACTAGTACACAATAGTTTTGTTCTTGCAGCCGCTACCCCCACGGTAATTGCTACTATTCCAGCAGGTAACCCTTTAACAAACGTTATCATTACTAACGTAAACGCTTCGTCTGTTTACATTGGCGACTCAACTGTTGCAACAGGGGACAGTGTAGACCGCGGTATTAAGATTGCTGCAAATTCTACTGAAAGAATTTGGCTAAACGCTGGGGATGTTCTTTATGCTGTTTCAAACGGTGGGACGGGAACTTCTCACGATGTAGCGGTCCTTTACTCTACGGTTACTCGCTAAC